ATGCGCCCTTACTACATAAAGAAGAACGGACTTTACTTGCACGTACAAACAACTGAGTATGAAGAATATCAAGACTCGTCTGACATAAATGCTATGTACACGATGCAATATGTTTTTAAGAAAGAAAAAGACGGGGCAAAGACGTTCTATGATTCTACTGAAGCCAGTACATATATAACTAAGAGAAGAATAAAGGGTGTGGAAGTGGTGAGGGATTGATGCTCGCTAATGTTGCACACACTGCAAACAAACACTGATATTGACGTTTGTTTTAATTGAGTGAGCTGTGCAGCTTGATAGAAGCAAGCACAGCAATGTAACGATTGAAGCAATGAAGGAGCGTTTGCACATATAAGTTACTTCTTTAGAAAAAGTGCTCGCTCAGCTTCACGACGACGAACTAAGCCTCTCATAACCTTGCCACCTCCCTTGTTCCAACGTAAAAATTGATCCGCTGCCCCTTGGTAATCTTTGGCATTCAGTTTCTTTAAAAGAGTTGAATTGCCAAAAGCTGTTTGACCAATGTTGTAAGTTAGACTAACCAGTGCATCAAATTGATTCTGTGATAATGGCACTTCCACGAGCTTATTCACAGAAAATTCAAATCGTTTTAGATCATGGGCAAAGTATTCTTTTGCTTGATCTAATGTACACTTATCGCCTTTCTTTACCTTTACGCCATTGGGATAAACTGTAGTTCCAATGCCAATAGTCCAAACACCTACCCCATCATCGTAGGCTTGAAGCTTGGTATCTTCAAAGCTTGAGATTAATTCAATACCAACTTGACTGGTTTTCATGCCACTTGGTTGAAGATCATCTACTACAGCATTGAGCTTATCGACCTGTTCTTGTGTAAGTTTGCCTCCAGCAATAACACGAGCAGCATCAAAAAATGGTTTAGTTGTCATCACCCACCCCACTTATTTACGTTTTTCTTTAAATATTCCTCAATAAAGGTACTGCCCAAAATCCCTAATGCACATGCAATTGCTACTAAAGCAACTGGACTCAAGTCTGGAAATTGAATCAATACAATTCCTGCAATTGTTGAAGTTGCAGATCCTAAAATTGTTCGCCCAATGATTAATCGAGCCGACAAAGGTTCGCTTGAAACTAGTAGCCTACTCATACCGATTAGCGCTCCTATAACAACTAAAGTAAAAAGTGTTTTTTCATGCTCTTGCATGATGATCCCCCTAAATTTTGGTAATAAAAAACCCCGTCCTAATTAAAGAACAGGGTTAGTGGTGGTTTGTTGGGTGTCCTGCGAAGATGTGTTTCCTAAACTGTCCGATCATCACTCGCAAGACCGAAAGCAACAAGAGCTGCTACAATACTATCCATGACAGCATTTTGCTCCGCGATCGTTGCAGGAGTTTTCTTCCCTGTGATGCTAGGTTTCGTTGCTGGTGGAGTTGAACCATAACAACCTATGCCACCAGATAACAACAATCGACCAAATCTGTAGTTGTTTGTACCGAGGTCAGTCCCCGGAGTTGTACTATGCAAAACTCCGGTGATATTCAAACCAACTGCGTTCCTAGCAATACTAACTGGCGTTGAGCCTGCACCGTCTGTAAATACGATTGCACCATCGTATACATTAATGAACAAACGATCAGACGTATCAGTATATCTCTTGCCTCTTAGACCACCAGAACTAACCATTAGTGAGTATTGGGAGAAATCAGCCGTGTCAATATCTACTTCAGGTTGGAATAGACTTATGGCTGCATGAGTTCGTCCCGACACATTTTGGTAACGATTGCCTCCAGAAGTTGAGCTTATTCGTCTTAATTCTCTGTTTGGAGAGATTAGAGTGTTTAAAAATACTCCAGTGCCTTGCTTACTAAATACAATGCGGTTTGAGTTGTAACCACCCTCAATCACATTATATTCAGCCATTGCAGCACCAATAGGTAAGTTATTGTCTTTTACATATAGCACCTTAGGTGGGTCCGATTCAAAACGAGACTGAATAAAGCGGCAGTATTGACAACCTAACTCCAAGTTGTACTCTGACACGCTTGCTTCAATAGAAGGTTTATAGAATACGTTATTATTTAAAGTAGATGTTTCTGCATACAAACGGATGTGACGAACACCGGGAACATTTGTACCCTCTCCACCATTATGAGAATATCGCCCACCGAAGAAATTATTTTCATTTGTCCATGGTTGAGCAGTTTCAGTAAGCGGTGAGGTTGTTACATCAAGGTTGATTTTACCGTTATCCAGCTGTCCGATATAGAAGTTGTTATAGCAAGTTGATAGTGTAGATGTAACTTTCAGGTTGGTGTGAAAGTTTCGCACATGCGGCACTTCAATTTCACAACTGAGCGTATTAATGATTTCGATGCCAACAGCGTTATCAACCCAACCATCTTGCGCGACATGATTTTCATAAAACACCTTCGGTAGCTTAAGCTCTTTGCGCCACATATAGGAATAATCAGACATTCGCACCTGTACAGCAGTTTTGTTGGTCACGTCTGTATTAAGCTGAACATCAAGCAGATCACATGCACAAGATATGACCAGTGTGTTCGCTATGTAGAACTCGCCATACCCTTCTATTTTTCGATTAAGTAATGTGGCAGCACCGATACCTCGTTGAAGCGCTACCGTCATGTCGAAAGTTGTAGGATTAGCGTTATAACTGGAAATTTCAGACGCTGTAAAAAACTCCCAGATATTTAACCCTTTAACTTTGTTTACCTCCTTCTGCGATAGAACCCCATCAACAACGAATGAAGCATCCCACCCTTTATCTACAGCAATCTGCGCCAGTCGCTGCATGAGATAATTGTAGTATTCATCCAGCTGATCTAAGGCCACACCTTGCTTACGGATCTCCTCCATGAGATAAGCCCGAAGCTCATCATCTCGATCATCCACGTAGTTTTTCAGTGCATCAATGCGATTGCTTAAAATCCAATCTGCAACACCTAACTCCTGAAGCTTCAACCAGATCCAGTCAAAGTCTTTATTTACTGTAGGTGGACGGAATGAGTTGTTGTAGGACTGGTAATCTGTAGTGCGACTAAATGGTGTATTTCGTTGAATAGTAATCTTTTTACCATTCTCAGGCGCAGTATTAAAAACTACAGCACCATTGCTGAATGACCATGCACCCACAACTGGCTCTACATCATCCACCAATACAATTAAATGATCCTGATTATCACAATCAAATTTCAATGCAAAGCTTGTGGTGGTGCCATTTGCAGTATATTCAATGTATGGCGTTTGTTCTTGGACAGCCATAAAACCCCCCTAATCTTCAAATTCTAAAGTGGCTTCATGCACACCACCGTTTGTTCTCCAATTAGGCGATTCTTCATAGTCTGTTGTGTTGTGTGTTTTACCTACTCGCTCAGGTGCTTCTACAATTGCTAAGGCTAGTGAGTCGAGAAAATCGTCAGGCTGATCTGTAGTAGCTGGATTCCACTCACGCATCTGTTTGACCTGAATTGAATCCTCGTGATTTTCATCCTCAAGAACTGATAAATGTGCCCATAAAAGACCTGAAACTAAAGGACCTTCAATACCGCTCAGAATCCTCTTATTTTTAGATATGCTTGAATGTTCTTCTGATACACCGCATCGTATTCCCCGTGTTTTTAAAGCAGCCTTGAGAGCAGCAGGAGCAAAATTCCCTATACCATTGGTCTCAACTGTAACTCTCGTTAAATGAAATTCTTTAATGATGTTGCATAGCTGCCATGCTTGACCACCAATGACATGACCGTTTTCGTCTGTTTCAATTACTTCACCCGTCAAGGCAATTGATCTGTGCCAATATTTATTCCCTAGATCATCATGAAAAACCAATGCTGTAGACGATTTATCAGATTTGGTTTTACCCGATGATGGATCCCAACGGAAAGTAGCACCTACGATTCGACGTTCACCAAGCATGAGAATAAATTCTCGATTTGCTCGTTTTAATACTGGCTCACAATCATAAGCATGGATTTTGTCAGGGTCTAAACGCACATCCCCAATAGGTTTAGCATGCATTTGATACTGAGAATCCCATTCATTTAGGGTTTTACATTTTTCACGTCTTTTTGCCATTTCTTTGGCTGTGAATCTTTCGGGCCATATTCCCTCTGAGTAGAAATCAATTAAATAATGTTCTTCATTAATTTTGACTTCCCAATATTCACCTTTTTGAACACAAGAATATCCAACACCTTTTTTGAGATACTTTGACCCTTTCCCAATTCCAGTAAACGCATGTATAGGCTCGAAATCTAAAAGTACAATTTGCCCAACTTTACTGTTCTCAATACGCTTTTCATGCTCGAACATTTTTAAGATTAAGCACTTCACATCACTTAGTTTTTTGATTTGTTCATATAGAGAATCGTATGTGTGAGGCGTACCAATCCAAAGCTCACGTGCGCCCGGTATTGCAATATGTGTTTGCTCACTTAATTTCTGTGGTAGCTTTTCTCTTGCTTCTGGCGTTCCAGTTGTCTTTGGTGTTTCTACATCATCATTTTGGATGAAGTGCGCACGATGCCCCGTTACCCCTGAAAGAATGCCTTTAGCCAACATCGTGCCATAACGAACATCATCAGTTCCTTTGACAAACCAACGTTCAACTTCACCCTTTTTGATCTTCACATCTTCGTTGTTGATTGTTAGAGGGTGTCTAGCTAGTACATCTCTTGTTCCGCTACTGCACTTATAAGCATCTGAGTCCGTTGTGCCTTGATGCAGTATTTGTGTTTCAGGATAGCAATAGATCACCCATGCATTAAACACGTCCAAAATAGTCGATTTAGAGTGTCCACGTGGCATCATAAGCAATGCCACACATCCCACTATCAAATAAAATGCTTCTAGGAACTCACATACACGCACGTGAAAGTCGGGTACTTTCCACTTTTGTACTTCTGCCCAAAGTAAAAAGAACGCAAGAAAGCTAATTTTCGGCTTATTCATTAGCTCACCCGTTGTTTGATCTTGGCTGCTTCTTCTTCTGCTTTTTTGATTAGGTTTTCTTCATGCTTGCGTTGTGTATCTTCATTTGTGCTTGTTGGTGGCAATGTTCCTCTGCGGTACGCTAATACCTGTTCAACCTTTGTGATAGCAGATGCGCATTGATTTAAGCCCTTATAAAGCCAAACTTTATCTCCACGTTCTTCTGGCGTTTCAAAACCACATTCACTAGCAGCATAAGCAATTTTAATTAAGTCATCTGTCATCGTTTCTGTGAGTTCTTCTAACTCTTTAATTTGGTCATCACGCATAAAAAAGCCCTCGCATATAGTGCATATATACAAGAGCTTCGAGTGTGGTGTGTTGGGTGTTTATCTAACAACTATTACCAGTATATCTATAGTTTCTAACTATTTGCATTAGGATCAATAAATATTTCCTTTGGCTTCCATCCATAGTTCTTGCCAAGGTATATAGGCTCTATTGTCCCTGAAGCAATATAAGCAAATTTATCTGCTAACTTGTCAATCCCTCCACCAAATCGCAAGGGAGGTAGTTCCTGTGGAATAGCGACAATTAAATCATCAATACTTACAGTAGCATCAAGTTTTGGGATAAATAATTCCACATCTATTACACCTTGATCGGTTAATAACTTGGCCTGAACCATCTTAATAGGCTCAACATCCCCAGTTAATATAGCAATTTGTGCATTTTCTTCTTTTGAATAAACCCTGCTTACCTTCCCAACTAAAGGATTAAAATGTTTAAGCTCACAGTCTATATTATTATAGACATACTGTTGCAAATCTACATATCGCTCAAAACGTATAGGCTTTGGCCTTAACAGATTTTCTTTAGCATTAGTAATTTTTCCACCAATCTCACTGGAGTTCACAGGGTAACTTTTAAAATAAAAAGCTAACAGGACACCTGCAATTACCATTAGGCAAATAGCAATAAGCACAATCATTTATTGTTCACTCATATCCCACCAATAACTATTGCCTAAATTTTCAAGCCGTTGTTGTGTTTTAGGCAAATAATCTGGATCTATCATATTTTGAAGTTTAGAGTATAGCATTCGATCTACTACAAGTTTACTGTACCATAGGTTTTGTAATGGGACATTCCCTTTTAAAGTATTTGCAATTTCCATCATTCGCGTAGATTCCTTGCCTTCAATAAAGTTATTCCCCATACCTGTTAGCAGCATACCCAACTTCATGCTTTGGCCTAGTAATGGGCCACTGATAAAGTCTGATGCACTTCGACCGGTTGGATCCGACAGTGCGGACATCATGTCACCCAAGAAAGAAAGCCCACCACCTTTGAGAAGTGATTTACCAAAGAAATCAATCGTAAATACCGGCTCTGGATTCTTACCATTGGCCAAGTTCTGGGTCTGAACGATCAATGCACCTGCTAAAGTTTGATAAGCCAGTAGCGAAGCTAGGAATGTCACCCGGCTCTTAATATCTCCCTGGGCAAAGGCACGATGACCAATACGGAACATATAAGCCAATGGGAAGCCTTTGAACTGAAATAAGGTTCGGCCTAATTCCCCTTGGATGGTACCAGCTTCGCCCAAGTTAATGATGCTACGTTCACGTACACCTGCTTCAATAATAGCGACTGACTCCTCATTGAAGATATGAGTCTGGTATTTCATAGCAGCTTTATACCGGAAGTCAGCCAGTGCATTAGGATTGTCCTGCTTGTCCAGTGGCAAGAACTGCTTAATCACATCATCTGGCGCATTGAAAAAGTCATTCTGGGAGAGTACCGCCGTCCCATCTTCACGTTTACTTGGCTCCAGCTGCTGCCATAATTGCCAATCACGTTCAGTAATACCATTCCCCTGCAGGATCTTGAGATCATCTGCACCGAGATCCTTCCAGTCTGATTTACGTGTTAATTCAGCCAGCTTATTCATATGCACCAGATTGAATGCTCGCTTCGCTCCTGCTGTGACGGCGTTCAAACCTGATAGTTTCATCGTGGTTGCAGCAAACGCTTGCATACGCGCATTGAAACGGCCTGATTTAGTGGCACTACTCACCACATCAGCATCTCCAAAGCGAGACATACCGCCTACCATCTCAGTGATACCAAGCCCAAAACGTAGGGCTTCATCACGTGTAGCACCCTGTTTCAGTTGCTTCATGTATTCAGGGAGGATGGATTTGGTATAAGACAGGCCTAGCATATTAGCCACTTTCTTCATGCTGGCATGATCACCAAAGGTCGTTAATGTGGTGCCACCTAATTTAGATGAAACCATTAGGGCACGCAGACCACCCATAACATTTCCCAGTGTTGAATCAATCGCCCGGGTATTGGCATCCAAAGTGTTGTACATCGACATGGCTCGATGAGCCTGCTTATCAATTTCGCCATGTTTCAATCCATTCTGTGGATCTGCTTTCAGTTTGATCTTGGCTTCATCCAATAGAGATTCAAACGTATGACGAGGATTGGATCCAAGGTTCTGCATCATTGCTACTTCCGTACTCATGCGCTGAGTATGGTTTTTCAGAATCTCATGAAAGCCCGCCTCGTTATAGGTCCCGTACTTATTCTGATATGCCAGCCATGCATCGCCATCCTTGAAATGCAAAGCACGTGATTCCTGGTGACGATTTGCCATCTTAGAGCGACCACCTACAGGTGATGCTGGTGCTTTCACCTGCTTAGTGAGTACTTGCAAATCCTTATTGGCGCCGTTGGTTGAAATAGTTTTATAGACCTCCTCGAGCATGGATTTAAGCTCCAGCTCATCCATCAGCTCTCCAGTTTCTTTGACATATTGATTTCGATCCAGTCCAGCCAAAGCATCATTAACCCACTCTGATTGATCAGTCAAAGCTACCTTTTTCTGATCATGTGAGGTCATGAAGCCAAAGTTATCCAGTTTCTTGATGTTCCCACCAGCACGGTTGAAGGCTAAACGCATCTCCTCCAAAGCAGCACTAACCTCTTTGGCCATTGCTGTAATTTCTGGGTTATCAGACTTACCACCAAACATGACCCGGATTATGTCATCAGTCATAGCCTTGTTTACTGACATGCCAAAGCGTTCTTGTGTCTTGGTAAACACATCGGCTACCAAGGACATCCAACGGCTATGTAAGGCTTGAGATTGCTTCTCTATCGACTGGATACCACTCTGGTCAGAGAAGTATGCGATTTTCCGCATTAAAACTTGAACCGGATTCAACTTTGGATGATTGTAAATCTCAGTTTGCAGTTGAGCCTTGATAATGGCATCACGGGCAATGTTCTGATTGTTCTTGGCAATCTGGACGGCGAAATCTGTAGCAGTTTTCTGCGCGATTGCTTCAGCACGTTCAGCTGCACTTTTGAAAATCCAGTCTGGATCTGTTCTGGCCAAAGTGTTTTGTGCCCGGATATACAGTGATGAAATACGGTTACTATCAGCTGCGCTTAATTTTCTTTTACCTAATGCTTTTGCAACTTGTTCTCTACACTCAGCTCTCATGCTGCTTCACTCCCATATCTTAATGCACAGCTGGCTAAGGCCTTCACTGCCTGAATTTCATCTTTTGCTATTTCTTCTTGTTCTTTGACATAGTCCAGTAGATCCCGGGAGGACATTGTCACAATCTCCTCGTTTCCGTTCTCGTCTAAACGGGTAAATGTCACTTCCATGTCTGGATCCGCTTCCAGAATTGAAACCGCTTCACGTCCGTCAGGAGTCTCGGTAAATGAGCCGTACTCTCCCTTACTGGCTTTGGTTAAGTCTGGTGCACCATCAACCTTCGATTTACCAGGCTTCCAGAATTCTCGCTCCAGTGCCTGAGCTGCCTTATGCTGGACTGCGGTTAGTTCAGGACGATTAGCCTTCCCGTTCCCCGGGTGAGCAAACAGATCACTTCCGTTTCGAGTAGCCTTCACAGGGCTGATAGAGCCATCCTGATTGATTTCACGCTGGAATATTGTATTGGATGCCTTGTTATGCAGCTCTTGAATAACCCGACCATCATCCAGTGACTGCTCTCGTTTCAGGTAGTTCTGCGATCTGGTTGGAGTCCAATTATCTACTCCTGCAGCAATTGAGCCTTGCTGTATATCCTGCTCTGGTTGACGTGCATTGATATCGAGAGTATTTGTCTCAGTATCTGCCAAGATAACGCGCTGTTGTTCTGGCATCACGTACTGAAGGTCAGAATCCAAAGTATCCAATGTGCGGGTAGCACTATTACCTGGACCAGAAAGATCTACCTGAGGCTCTACATACGGCGCCCGATAGGCACCACCTTCTGAATATTGGTAATGCGCCGTAGCCTGTAAGTACTCCAGATCCTCTTTGGTCAATGGAGAGGATAGGGCTTCAAACTCCTCCTGGAGTGATTTGATGCTATGTTCATCTGTAGTCAGTACAAATGGCATTGCTTCAACTTCAGCGTCGGTTTGAGATTTATAGGCAGGTGGTGCAGCGATATCGGATTCAAATTCAGGGAATTCAGATTCACTCCCCCTTATCACTATAGCCTCACCATCAGAATGACTTCCCACCCCTTCATACTGCTTGGCAACCTCATTCCAGCGCTTTTGGTACTTCGCTTTTACCTGCCCCACAGTCATGCCATTGAACTGATGGGCTGCTGTAATTCCTTCCGCTACTTGGCGAGCACTTTTCTTATCAGTTCCCTTGCTCCAACGTGTGGCCACATCAACAAAAAGTTCATTGTCTTTAGCTTTCAAAAAGACTGGTCCACCACCTTCACCGAAGAAATGTAGATAGTAAAGTTCCAAGCCATTAGGATCGCGGCTAAAGTTTTTACGGAAGATCTTGGCATTATGCTCGTAGTAATTCAGACCAGCTTTAATCTGTTCATTGCCATCAAACTTATTCTTTCCACCCATTGCAGCAAACGTACTATCAATGGTTTGGAATAAACCAGTAGCAGAGGATAGTAATTTCCCCTTCCTGTCCTTAGGCTGAATGGTTGGATCGAATGTTCCGCCGTTTTCAATATGGGATAAAACCAATGCATCAACCGGATTAATGCCACGGCTTGAAGCCTCCTGAGCAATTGCTTTCGCCCATGGCTTACTTTCCAGTACTGGATTTTTCAGTATAGACGGCGCTGCTTTCGCCTTTTCACTTGAGTCGACAGTAGGAGCCTTAGCCACCGCTTTAGGTGTACCGGTCACAGGTGCCTTTAAGCTGACCAGCTCATCATTCAGTGCACTTTCCATAGCACTATCCAATGCATCAAAGTGCGAATTGGCTTCTTTAGGATTTGTAGGACTGAATGGGTTTACACTTTCTGCATGCTCGATATTCGCCTGGATGTGAGCAGCATCATTCATAGCATCCACATTACTATGATCTTTGACTTGTTCTGGTCGTAATTTCCCTTTATTCGCCCATAGGTTTAGCAGTAGGGCCATACCTCCATTAGTTGCCATGGTAGTAGGACTTAAGGCATTTTCCTTTAACGCCTCTCCATATTGGGCAACTTTCTTATTTCCGCTGTTTTCTAAATAAGAACCTTCGACATAGTCACCGGCTGACCCTGCAGCTGTAGATAAAATCGTTGTTCCTACGGCATCTGCCACCACATTTTTAGCGACCCCATGAGTAGGAATAGCAAACCCCAGAGCATCGGCGACCCCTTTAATAGCTCCACCGGTTCGGGCCGTATTTATATCTGCCCCTTTATTCAGTAAGTCTGATTTCTCTGCTTCAAAGGTCTGGTACCCGAATAGCCCAGAATTCAATGCTAAGCCAGGTACACCACCAGTACCTAGTGTAGTGACGGCGTTCCAGCCAATACGGGTAAAGTCTTTGGTTAGGCCGTAGGTAAACTCACCCACACTCCCAAGATCATCAGGTTTAAAAATCTCTAAGTTCTGTGCTCTTAAGGCAGCCGCTTTCTTATCACCACGGATCAGGGAATCTGGAGCAGTGGCCGCTTCAATAGTCCCCATAGCCACACCAGAAATAGTACCCAGTGCGCCGTCACTTAATGCCCCACGTTGGCTTTTAGGTTTGTAGCGAGGGTCATCCTGATTTAACGATAATTCGTCATCTGCTAAAAAATCCATATCTACCTCATCGAACCGTAAAAGCTAAACGTTTTTGTCTTTTCTTGTCAGTGGCATCCATGATGTATTTGGTGCCATTCTTGAAGTAATAGACGTATGGATTCTTATGGTCTTGCTCTAAAGGCAGATCCAAAAAGAATTCTTTGTCAGATCCACCATAGTTACGGGCATTACGAGAGTTAAAGCTCTCCAGCTGCTCACGGAAAGATTTTTCACCTACAGTATGAGGTCGCAACACTACCGATTTACTTCCGAAGAATCCCCCTGAAGTGAACTTGCCCCCTGTGACATTCTTAGCTGCTTTATTAAAAAGCTCTTCATCAATGGTCTTGTTTAGAATATTTCCCTTTGAATCGGTGACCTTTTCGGATTTCTGAACCAAATAAGCATAGTTAGCTTTTATTGAATCCAGATAGATTTGAAAGTCTGGTTTACCTGGTGAGGTAATACCGGCTAAATACGCTTCTGTATGCTTTGTTAAGCCACTTTCATCGACCTTGACCAACCCCTTTTCAATCAGATCCTGCCCAGTAACGATCTGGCCAGCAATATCTTGCAGACCTCTGTTATTGAGCGAAGCAGATAAACGATATGAACCACTATCACCAGCAATTCCATTAATCATGTCTCTGGATGCATTGGCATTGCCTGCGCTAGATTTATAAAGACTGGTAAGCAAACTTAATTTGTCACCTGGTTTGGCTTTTTCCCAGAACTGCTTTAATTCAGATTGTTGCTGTGTCGAGAATGGATTTAAGGATCCTACCGTGCCATTCAATACGTTATTTGCGTGAATAGATTTAATATTCTTAGACAAAGCTGCAATGGCTTCAGGGTTACCACTTAAAATTGCATTGGTAGGTACTACCGTTAGATCCTGACCTGTCTTAATCGAGTAGGCCAAAGTGGAGTTGTTTTTCTCATAATTGAGCATATTCTCATGAGTCTTCGACAGAAGATTCAATTTCCAACTGACATCTTTTGGATTGTCCTGCGCCGTATTTTGAGCTTCTGCCCGTCTCTTGCTCAGATAGGCTTCACGTTCATCTGGTCCTAATCTCATGAACTGTTGAACCTCAACCAAGGCTCCACTGTATTGAATAAACTCAGACTCTTTTTCTGTTCCTTTTACACGTGCCAAACGAGATTTGATGACGTCTTCACTTGGGATTAAGCCTGTTTCGATGTCTGCTTTCATCTCATTAACAGCATCTTTGGCATCATCATCCAACTGTTTTTGCTGCAATGCAGCCGCACGGTTATTCTGGTCAATCTGGGTTAATGTTCGACCACTCCAGTAAACAGCCTGTTCTTGAGTTAAATCAGGATGTTTTGCAATTACAGCTTCAGGAGTTGAGAGTTCAGTCAGCTTTTCATTGTCCGATTTATTCGCCTGGTAGAAAGTCGTTACATCATTGCTGGCACGGTTATTTTTGTATTCATTAAAAGTGTCCTGAACATGAGCCAACGGTAAACCTTTGGACTGTGCATACAAAGACAATCCATTCCACACCTCTTTTTCAGAAGCATTAGGATTTTTAAGATAGTTTTCTCGCATGCCTTTGAGCTGGACAATTGCCTGTTGTTGTTCTGATTTTTGTGCAATAGGCAGATACTTCGATGCACTCTGATAAGAATGCTGTTCAAAGTAATTATTAAAGTTTTGCTCAAACTGCTTAGGCACCACATTTTTATACTGCGTCTTGATTGACTCAAGGCTTTCCTGTCTTTGCTTTACGGCATTATCGTAGGTTAATTCCCCACTCTGCATTTTTAGCAGTAAATCATTATCTACAACGCTAATATCAGCACCAATCTTGGATGACTGTAATGCAAAATCAGCTTTTTCTGTTTTATCCTGTTCTTCTCTAAGTTTTTCACTGCGAGCCTCTAGTGCCCCTCCAATAGAACGACCAATTTCAGCTAAGCCTGTGTTTGGTGTGAATGTCTGCATTTGGGCTTGAGCATCTACACGCCCTCTCGAAACTGGAATACGCATTATTTCCACCCATAAGCTTGAGAAATCGCATCAATCGTGCTACTTGCTGCTTTCATGCCATAGTTATTACGCGTTTGTTTTCCTTGACGTAATACGTCAGAAGCAGCATAACCAGCCTGACTAATATTCATTGATGCGTTATATGCTGCATCACCTAAAATTTCATCTTCGATTAATGCTGGAACGCCTACGTTCACATCCAAACCATTTTCAGCAGCTGCGGCACGTGCGCTAGACGCATCTTTTCGCCCTTGATTTACGATCTTTTTAGATTGTTGTTTAGCTACTGATTTGATTGTTTTAGCATTACCTCTAGCTGTAGCTTCTGCCATCAATCCATTTGCTAGATTCCCAGCAGCTTCAAAGCTAGAAGAAATTACATTACCTTCACCTCCACACATATCAAACCTCCATCTCTAAAACATAACCACGTAACTCAAAGCCAAGACTTTCATAAAGCTTGACGACCTTATCTGCCTGAATGCCCGACATTGTGCCTAATTGAATACGATCAGCATTTTGTAACTTAGCCCAACCGATGAACGCATCAATTAGGCTTTTTGCTGCATTAGAGCGACGATATTCAGGAAGCACATAAACACCTTGCTCAAATGCGATCTTGTGCCCTGTGCGCCAATCTGAGTTAATTGCGCCTATGACTGCACCTACTGGATTGCTGTATTCATCTGAAACTATGAAAATTGACCCATAACGACGAATCAGAAGCTCAAATAACTCTCGTGCTCCACTCTCGCTAAAGCCTTGCTTTGAAAAAATTGGTGATTCTTTGGTGAGACGCTTGCCGAAATCAACAAGCGTTTCGATATCCTTTAAAGTTGCTGCTCGGACGTGCATCTCTATTTCTCATTGATTGATACCAACATAGAGATACTTTGCATGTGAAATGGCAACGGTTTGTTGTGTGTTATCTTCACTTGAAGATCATGGAGTGATTGCCACCCTAAAAAGCTATCTAATGCATAACCAGTGTATGGTAAGTTCAAGAAAGCATTTTGGTTGTAAAGTTTGGTCGAAATCTCTTGATCATTGATATATCCACCAATTGATTTATTTAGATAGATTGCCATCTCATGCACTTGGATTTTATGAAACATCGCTGTTGCTGGCACTTGGCTAAAATCAGGTGGAAGTAGATCAATTTCCATTTCAAATGCTTGACCTAATTGAACAGTTTGGCTTAGCGTCTTATCAGGTATGTTTAAATTTGTTCCCACAATTGTGTAGGTTGAATAGTAATATCCATCAGCATTGCTAAAGCTCACTATTGAATTATCTAGCACCTGAATATCTAAATTGAGTACCGATCCAACACCATTGACCAAAGCAATATCAAACTCACAATCACTTTGAGCTGAATCTTTTATTTCCTCTAACACAGTAAATCCATTACGATTACTGAGCATAAAACATTGATCTTCGCCCAAGCCTGTAGGCAAAGCACACATAGACAATACTTGGCCACCAAAATTATGTTGGGACCAAGCATTCATTTCTTGATCACGTTCAAGCGTAATTGATGCAACTGTTCCATCATTAAGAACAATCCACACAATGCTATTTGGTGTTTGTTGGTAGGTAAGCTCTTTGATTCCACCATGATTTTCAGGAATATGCGGTGCAATCGCTGATATCTCAGGCGATACCAATCCATCTACTTCATAACGATATGACATAGCTCTTAGGCGTTCACCACCACGCTGAACAAACAAAAGCTCGTTGCCTACCCGACACGGTTTAACATTAGCCTGTACACCAAATGAAGTATGTTCATCAATTTGCGCTGTACTTGGTGTTAATGGTCCTTGTGAATTGATAAGAAATTCTGCCCCACCAGTAAGAGCGACCACACCACCACGTTGAGCAAGATGCAAAATGTTATCTGATTGCGCTGAACTGGACGCGATACTAAATGCATCGGCATCCTCTGTGGTTTCTAAGAAGTTTCCATCATCAGCAATTCGACTGAACCACATTTGGTTAGGGCTTGTTTTTGTATTGGCGAAAACTAGACGTTGCTTAAAGAAACATACTGTTTTTGGGTATCCAGTTTCAGCACTAAAAGCTATTGATTTTAATGACCAAGATTTAGCAATCGCCTGAATATTAGACGTTAATTTAACTAAGACTTCTCCATTCACTTTATTTGCCGAAATGTATTCAGTGATTTTGACCTGACCACCATTAATCTCAACAATGCTGCCTACGCTATCAGTCGTAAATACAGATGCGTCCCCTGCTGTAACTTCTTCCCAATTTGTATTTACTGCGGTTGGCTCTGATCCTGAATTATCTGCTAATGCTCTCCAAGTTTTGCTTGAATGAATAACTCGATCACCAGTCAGATAGGTTTCAGTTGTGACCCAATTCGGGAATGCTGCTGCTGTCAAAGAAATGATCTTTCCAACTTCCGTTCCTGATGGTGTTAATGCGACATTGGGTGTTGATCCAAGTTCATCATTAGGATTTACGCCAAACGTAAACGGTGCAAGCTGCCAGTTGGTGAAGTCTGCTGAACATAGCAAACGCTGTACAGGCGTACCCCCTTGAACCATGTACATACGATATTTTGTATGCGCATACTGAATTTCTTTTACTTTTTGCTCTGTGTTATATGGCGTGCTTGTTTCATATACCACTGTGTACGTTCTAGGGTTGTAAACCTTGATGAATGACACACCCAAGATCAATAGATAAGTGTTTTCAGAATTGGCAATAAACGGAATTAATCGCAGCGCTCCTGCGAAAATATTTCTAAATTTAGTACCTGGTCTTTTCTTTGCCCCACCCTCAACCAATGGCAAAGCATTTACCAATTTTTTCACACCGTTTGCATACTGCTGAATGTCTGTGCGAGTCCACAAAAGCGGACTTAATTCACCAGAGCTTAGATTATTTTTTAATATCCATTGCTTCATTAGTAACGCTCCGAAATGTAAGTCGATTCAGCCCATTGAATGTCTTGGCTTGGTCTTTCTTGGGCGTTAATTGCTTTGGCTTGGCGTAAAATATCTTGAAATTGCGCTTCTGCACTCTGCCCTGCTGCATCACTTCCTGTCACAGGCTTACAAAGCTTTGATGCCATTTTTAAAGTCATCGCTTCAACTAACAATGAATCCCACGTTTGCTCATTGTCGTTATCAAAAACATATTCAAGTTGGACTGTGTTTGTATCAGCCAAGATGTGACGATTTTCCACTTCATAACGCTCTGTATTGGCTGAAATGATCAGTACATAATCACGTGGTAAAGGGAATGCATTTGCATAACCAAAACTTGGGTATGTAGAAACAGGGGAAAGGATTTGACGCTTCTTAGCACACGACCACGGATGAGAGCGAAGCAAAGCCAGCCGTGTTGTGTCGTAAATATTTCGGCACAGTTGCGCTAGTTTAGATTCTTCTTCAAAGCTTGCGATCTGCTGACCGCCAATCATGCTCAATGCATTGTTGCAGATGGATACTTTAGTTATAGACATAATAAAACCCCGATGACTTTTGGGTAGTTTCATCGAGGTTTTGAAGTGTTTTGTTGGGTATAAATTAGTGCTCTAAATGCTTTTCAACTAACTCATCAATCTGAATTGAGCGATTGATCAACGCTTCTCTTGCATCACTTGGAATACGTTGATCAAACTGCATACCACGCATAAAGTTAGCTACCGACTCCAAATGTTCAAGCAACTCATCTTTTACATCATCAGCATTACTCATTTTAATACCTTTCGCTACGTTTACTTGGTTATAAAAAACACCCCACCGCCCTGCTAAACGGTGAGGCGAACGAGGTTAAACAACGTAGTCGATAGCAACCACTTTAAGCTCGTTTGCACGACCAGCACCAAAAGAATGAACTCCACCCACTTGTGAGATATTCTTTTTGTCAGGACGTTTAGAAATATCAAAGCCTGTGATATTCGCATCACCAAAATGAGCTGCTGAACCTGCATACATTACAGTACGTAATTCACCTACTGCTGCACCTTGATTCAGCTTTTCATATGGAATCCAGTTGACACCCATCCATTTGCCACCTACACCACCTTCTTGCAGCATTTTCCCTGCCATGAAGTCAGCACTTGTAAGCGTGGTATCGCCTAAGATGTCTTCCAACATGTCAGACGTGTAAAGCATGTAAATGGTTTCACCGTTGTGCTCATCACATTCGTTTTTACGGAAAAGTGATTTTGCTTTGATGATCTTTTGCTTCAATGTACCAAAAGAAGAAAGGATGATTTGACCCGCTGGCAAGTTGACAGTAGCTGTTGATTTAGTGCCGTTATCCGCAACTGTTGTACGAGTTACACCACCAACCAAAGCTTGATAGATAATGTCGTCAGTTTTACGGTTACGCGCACTGATCAAGTTTTTCATGTACTTGTCAGATGGATTTGCTTTTAGTTTTGGCAAATCACGAGCTTCAATCGGAATAAATAAATCCCAATCTGCCATTAATGCTGTACGCACACCAGCATCAGGAATAGTCCAAGTTGTGTCGCCAAAACGGTTGCCCGATGCTGACATTTCAACTTGACCCATGTCATTGATAGTGAATGATTCACCTTCAATTTTTCCACGATTCACAATTGTTTTTAATAATCGTGAGTCATTCTGCATTGCAGCGACTTCATAAGTATCATGAAACTGCTGTACAAATGCTGCCGTTATTTTATTTTCATTCGCCATTGGTCAACCCCCTAGCCGTATGTTTTGCTGTAGTAACTTTGAACTTGGGCACTAACACGCTTATGGTCGGGATGACTTTCGTTCATGTATGCCTCTGATGCCATCAATTCTGTGATGCTTGCAGCTCCGCTTTGTTGTGTATTTTGTGGGGGCATATCTTCTTGTAATGCCTTGCCAAAGTGAGCTGCTAAACGAATGCCGAACGTAGGCGAATCAATATCTTTTGGATCAAGCCCTGCTGCTTCTACTGCTTGCTTTGCAAGGCGTAGGTTTTGATCAAATTCACCACCCCATTCCGATTGCAATGCTTCCAATTGAACTGCTGTGTGTTGCTCATAAGCTTGAAGAACAACGCCTAATTGCTCATTAGAAATCCCTGCTTTAAGGGCATTTTCTAAAAAAGCTTTATTGCCTTCATCAGACTTGAATGCATCGAAATCAAAGCCTTCAAGATTGACTTCGTACTTATCGGCAGATTCAGGTAAATCTGTTTTCTGCTCTTGCGTCTGAGCTTCTTGTGTTTGTTCTGTGTTTTGAGTTTCTGTATCAGTTGTGGCTGTTTGCGTTTGCTCAGTAGTCTGAGTTTCTTCACCAGTTTGGGCTTGTAAATCATCCATTGTTCTCTACCTCGCTGTAATTCGGATCATTTGCTTGATTGATTTGATTAATTAAGAAATTGACAACGCTTTGCTGCCCTAAGTTAAAAGTGGTTTTGCGTTCTGATTGAGGATCGAAAGCATCACGGCAATACATCTGTGTCAGATGCTCTAAAATTCGCTGACCATTGATGTCTAAGTCGAAAACAACACGGTATGTTTCAGGCGTTGGTCGCGTTAATTGCCTGTGCTGTACGAATTTGCCTGTAACTTCTGCTTCGTTATCCTTTTCGCGCAAAGCTTCTTCGAGCAGTTCAATTTTGTTGGTAAGTTCATTGAGTTCAGCATGAGCATCATCTAGCTGAAACTTCGTATCTTGATGAAGTCGATTTTCATCCCAGTACATGTCATGCCATTTTTCGTGCTTAACTTTTTGATAAATTGCATAAAACAGGATGACAACCGCCAATACAAAACCTAAATAAATCATGATCTAACCTCGCTTGTTAGTTCTGCTTCAACGCCTTTGCCTAATGCGTTTGCGATTGGTTGCGCCAAGGTTTGAGCTTGTTCTTGTGCTACTGCTTGCTGCTGTGCTTGCTGACGTTGTTGACGAATCTGATCAATTTCATCTTTCGTTCGCAAAATTGACGTAGGAACACCCAAGCCCATGCCTGTAACTTGAGCAACTGCATCAAAATCAATATTGTCTAAAACAGATTGATCAATTGCTGCCACGTTGCTAAGCCCCATCATGAAGCGTTCAATCGCTGTCACTTCTTCGAGTTGCTGAGAGCGTGCTAAAGCTGAAATAAATTTGAATGACAGATTGCGCCCTTGCATTTCTTCGGGTGCTTCACCGATCACGCCTGCACGATATGCAAGCCCGAAAGTACGTTCTAACAGGGGTGTAAGTAGTTCGGCTTGCCACCGACCATACAAAGGACCTAATTGTTGACGAATCAGGTCAACTCGCACATTAACCTCTGTTGCCGTCATTGCAGGGCCATCGGCTGGCTGTAATTGATCAGCCATCATCTTTTTGCGGATGCCACCTTGTAGCAATTGCAGCAACTCAACACCGACTTGATAACCTTTGCCATCATCCATGCGCTGCATAGAATCAACGGAATTAGCAACAACGATCTTGCCACCGCCTAAACGCACAGTTCGCGCATTTAAAACACCATCATCTTTAGCAATCCACATGCCGAGCGTTGAAATCTCCGCACTTCGTAGCGTATCTCGCACCAACTTGTTTGCTGTTTTGGCATCAGGTAAAGCTGTTGATACTTGCCCAATTCCGTAAACAGAGTTGGGTAACTTTCGATAGCGTGGAATTACAAAAGGAAATTCGTTATAGCCCGACTCTTTTAAAATATGCTTTGCTTCTACTTCGATGTGATAAGAAGCGAAAGGCATCTTTTTAGCTATTGTGTATCTATCATCGAGATTGGCTTTAATGTTCCTCGGCTGAACGACAGTAATAACTTTGAACTTAGTATCAGGCTTATCTTTATAAGTGTTGCGGACTTTCTCGCTGACTTTGTTCTCGCCATACTCAGTAACTAATGCCGCTGCTGTCATGTCAAACTCTCGATACAGCGTATCAATCCGCTGATCTTGACGTGTTGAAGCTAAATAGCATTGACCAATGTCGTAAGTCTGAAAGACGTAGCCGCCACCAGCTTTGCGGTCAACATCTAAATACATCACACCCCAACCAGCGACAACACAATCCGTAACCAGGTCAAAGATTTCACTATCAAAATTTGCACCGTGAATATTGCGCCAAATGAATTGCGCAGTCACATCAAGCCACTGCTCACCATCTGTTAATTCCGAAGGATCATCCACGCCATCAGGTACAGCTTTAAACCACAAAGCATTGGCTGGTGTAGTGCCTGAAATGATGCTCGATACAAGCAGTTGCGTTGCTTCCGCTAATGTTGAATCAAGTAGCTCTGCTCGTTGTGTCTTGCGTGATTCTGTTACGTCATCACCAATAAAAGATTGTTGACGCTCAGGTGCAGCATAGCGATAGCATTCTGTCCACTGTGACTCATAGCGTGAACGTTCTGCTTTCAGCTCTCCCAAGCGTTTACACAATTTAGCTACTTGATCACTCATATTAGCCCCCTAAAGTGGTTTTCTTTTGAGTGTCTGTAGCTGATGAAAGCACAGTTGAAGCACTGCGTTTCTTACGTTCTGCAATAGACGCATTCGCACTTTGCTGTGCTTCGGCTTGTGCTTTTTTTTCCGCTGCTGCTGCATCAAAGCCTTGAGAAGCTGCTTTAGTGTCAGTGAGACCGATGGCATCAGTGACAGAGGAAAAGATTTTTCCAACAGTGCCGCCACACATTAGTCAACCTCCTTCGTAGTCCATCCATCTTTTGTTAAGACTGGAACACGTTTTTTAGGCTTAACTTCACCAGTTGACCCTGAACTTGCGTTTGCTTCGCCCTGAGTAGACTTCTTTAGCTTAGCTAATTGCGCCTGCACTTCCTCTAATTGGCGTTTGAGTTCTTCGTTGGTTGGCTCAGCCACTTTTGTATCAGGCGTTTCATCAGCCTGAATATGATCTAAAGCTGCATCAGCAATTTCAGCGGTGGTTTGTCCTGTGGTTTCAGAAGTTGCACCAGGTGTTTTAATTGTTCGACTAGCCATAAAAAAGCCCTATTCGTTGTTGATAAACGGATAGAGCTAGTTTTGGTTTGTTAGTGAGTGGGTTTGTTGTGTGATTGAGCCTCTTTGAATGTGGTCATTTGACATACTCCATAATCAAACGAATGACTAAAAATGCAGTCAAAGTCGCTGCTATCACACCCCAAGCAAAAAAGAATCCTCTGCCAAACCATTCCAAAATCGCAGGAGTTGAAAGTTCTCCGTTATACCAACGCCACGCATACTTTATTGATACAAATAGTGCAGTACCGTAGATAATTGCTATCGCAAAGTCTTTCATCCCCCACCACCCTTGAGCGCTTGCTCTAACTCATCAATACATTCATTTAGTGTATTTGCCACACAATCTTCACTGGCAATACTGTCGGAATATTCAGACTCAGATTTCCATTTTTTTATCAATTCATCCACCCGCTTTTGCAGCTCATCTTCACTCTCACGAAGTTTTTGATTAAGTTGCTCTTTAATATCCAAAGCTTCTTTTAGTAAATTGATTCTGTTTTCCAGCTCATGCACTTTCGGCTGTTGCTCTTGAAACAAGCGCAGTGCACCATTTAAAAAAGAGGCATTAGCCCGCGGGTGTTTTCCTGTGTCGCAATATTCATTATTCTGTGACCACCAGACATGTTTTAATCTCTCCTTGATCCATTCTATTTTCTCAAATTCACTTCTCATCACTTCACCTCTGCTTCAGCTCGTAAAATCTCAAAAGATGAATCAAGCATTGTCTCTATCGATAAGTCTGTTGTTTTACCATCTTCGTGATTTAGAGTTACCCATGCGTCAATCTCGTCAGCGTTTTCAAGTAAACCTCTGCAAGCCTTTAGTGTTAAATTAATAAATGCGATTTCTGATTCAGTCATTTCTATTCACCCTCTCATCAAACTTCTTGCAAAGCGGACTAACATGATTCTCAATGTGTGAGTCGTCGCCCATGTCAACAAATGCAGTCAGCCCGCCTTTAACTCTGCTAGTTCCGCTTGGTGTTATAACTGTTACGCCTATGTTGGTATCAATACGGAGCCCTGATGCGACTTCTTCGTCCTCAACCTGTTCTTCTGCATTCATTTGCTTTCTCCTTTCATCCTTGTATTCACACCTCACCCCCTGCTCGCTCCACGTAATACACCAAATCTTGTCTGTGCTTTAAACACTCAGGTGGCTTCTCGTTCAACACATCCCAATCCATAAATACTTTGTTCATCGCATCAAGCGCTGCTTTTGCAACTTCAAGAGGCATTGTTACTTCACAATCCACAGTTTTACTCATACCGCTAATTCCTCATCTAACTGATCAGCGAAGTTGTCTAAAACGTCCAACAGATCAAGCTGACCAATGTCATATTTGTATGTTTGCCACTCGCCCTCACGTGGTTCTCTGTCAATGCCTGTCTGCTCTCTCCAAAGCATTACAAACTGCTCACCGTGAACATAATCAGGGACAGAACCAGTTGCCCAAGCTGAAACAGTGCTACCACCTTGCACGTCCAACACATAAGCAATCTTTTCGTGCGACCAGCCTAAATTGCGTAAATCTAAAATCATGCGATTGAAGTCTGGAAGCTTGTAGCCACGTCTTTGAACTATGAATTTCTTCGCTTTTTTTCGAGCATTGATAAAACGCGCGCGTGCGCGAGGATCATTGGTTAAAGCATTTCCATCAACTCGCATGTTCACCTCGCTCTCCTAGAACTCTCTTACATCCCAAGCATTGTTTTTTTCATTCCAATGCACTGATTTAAAAGAAAAAGGATATAAACTGGCTGCTACTTTAATTTTTACTAAAGCATCATCTTCCCAGTGACCTTTAACTTCATGTACTTGCAGTTCAAAATCTTTGGTCATCACGAAAAAATCAGGTTTGTAGAATGTCTTATCAGCCAATCTCAAATTGATACAATCGAACTTGAACCAAAGGATTTCGCCTTTCATTTTTTTACTTTCTAGGTGATCGTTATATTTGCGCTCTGTTTTGTTCATAGCGCCTTGTTTTAATCTTCCTAGTACCCTTGCATCACTTTTGCTCTTATCGAGCTGTAATGTGTGTTTTTGTGCGTTATTTCGCTTGTTTTGAATTGCTTCTAGCTCCTGTTCACTCATTCTCATGAATTAACCCTCGCATCTGCCCAATTGCATTCGATTATGGTTAGTCCACCATGTTGCAGACGTGACCAAAGACGATCACCCAAATCTGTTTTGAGTTGATCAAGCGTCATGTTTGAAATGATCATCGTTGCTTTGCCAGCGTCATATCGTGAGTACAAAACCTTGTGTACTGGTTCTAAGCGCTTATCACGGTCATGTAGTCCGTATTCATCGAGAATCAACAAGTCATACTGAGTGAATTCATAAATCACTGATTTCTCAGATTGATCTTTAGAATCTTTATCCCAAGCTCTCATGATTCGTTGCGATAGTTCTTCGCTCGTGATGTAGCGTGCATACTTGCCTTTTGCCAAAAGTGTTCTTGCTGTTGCACATGACAAATGGGTTTTGCCTGTACCAGTGCTTCCAACCATCACAAGATTCGTCACATCACCATTCACGATCTTTTTGGCATAGCTTGCAGTTTGAGTAAGTGCGACTTTCTGCCCTGACAACTGAGCGTTGTAATTTCTAAATCCTGAATTTTCGTGACGCTTAGGAATCATTGCCCCAGCGAAGTGTTTTTCTCGTACAGACTTTTGAACTTGAATCCCATGTTGTTTGTTTGACGCATTCACAAACTCAATTGCACAGATCGGACATGATTCACGGTTGAACATTTCGATCATTGGAACGTTGTGTTTTTTACAACGTGCTTGGGTTTGCACAATCACTGGGTTAAACATTGCGTTCATAGCATCCAATCCTCCAACTCAATTGGCTCAACTGGCTCGTAATTCGTTTGAACGTTTGCCCAAGCTTGGTTTACGTTGCGAGAATCGATTTGCTGCTGTGGTGCTGGTTTACGAGTTATGAAACTGCGTTTGATCCACTTCACGAAATTTGAATACATTTGAGTTTCGGTGACTGAACCTGATTCGATTTTCGTTGAGTAATATCCGTTGATCTCAATCAGCCAAGAATCGATTTCCTGTTGAGTCATTTTTGCGATGCCTGATCGTTGCAACCAAGCGTTCAAAGTTTGAATTTCAGGTGTCCAAAGTTTGAGCACTGAATCGACCTGATTTTCACCACACATATTTTCTTTAAAGTTTTCTTTAATATTTTCTTTATTAGGGGACGGATTATTAGTACTGGTCTCGGACGGATTATTAGTACTGGTCTCGGACGGATTATTAGTACTAGGACTATTTTCTAGTTCTAGTGCTGATTTATCGTATTGGTTGTGGGTAAGAGTGAATTGATTTGTCACTCCACTTTTTCTATCAACAAAGATAAGTTTCAACTTCTCAAGTTCTGAAATTGCAGCTCGAAGCGTCTCTTTTCTCTTGATTCCTGTTTGGCTCATAAAAGCATGTTCAGAAATTTGGGCTGTGTCTTTGTGGTACCCAAAAGTGCAGCGAACAATGACATCTAAACACTTATATGCATTGCCACTTACTTGAGACATAACCTCATCAAAAAAAAGATTCGGTTTTTTTGTATACGACACATTTTCACCCCCAATTTTACTGGACATAACTTGTCGCTCATATTTTGGAAACTCGATAACTTCACCTTGTGGGCTATCATGTTTGTGTGCTAAATTCATGGTTCAGTTCCTATTTCATTGCTTTGCAGTGGAATGGCAAATAAGGCTCAATTGGTTGCGACAATTGGGCTTTTTTTGTGCCTGTGATTTAAGAGGGTTTGGCGCAAGCTCAAGCTCGAATGGTTCAGGATTTCTTGTATCTGCGGTAACTGTGGTGAGATCGAACTCAGCCTGTAGACTTTGAAGTAACTCCTGAACTTCACGGATTAAATCCATGCCACGCTCTCTCATTAATTCAGAAACAGTTTGTTTTCTTGATCTTGCGATTCGCTCTAAAAGGATCTTTTCTTCATCCGTGCATTTAAACGTGATGCTTGCAGTTAGTTTTTCTGACATGGCATCACCTGTGAAGAAACCGTACCTTTACAGTGCTTTTTCCAAAGCTTTTGAAGGTTTTTTGCCAATTCATGTGACAATCTTTTGCCACATAAGCCACGCTCTAAATTGCTTACATAGTTTTGAGAACATTTGATTTCCAAACCTATTTGCTTTTGGGTAAACCCTGTCTGCTTTAGATCTGAGATCATTTTTTGCCATTCATTCATATAGAGCCTCCGATACTTTTACTAAATATATAGGTTTTCCGATATTTAGACAATAGCCAAACCGATAAGTAAATGTATCAGAATTCCGATATACAGCTACAGAGTTATTTTTATGGCCTCACTTGGTGAAAACTTAAAGAAAATACGAAAAGCTAAAGGCTTGACTCAAAAGCAAGTTGCTCAAAAGTCAGGTGTTAAACAATCCGTTATTTCAGACCTTGAGACTGGAACCGCAAAATCAACTGGCTCAATTATTGAATTGGCGGATGCACTAGGCGTAACAGCAGAGGAGTTGAGAAAAGGCGTTGTTGATGATTCAGATTTTTCTAATGTTACGCCTGTAAAAACAAATATGGCTCCTGTACTTTCATGGGTTCAGGCCGGAGTTTTTACTAATGTTCAGGCTGTAGACATGACACAAGTTGAGGAGTGGTTGCCACTTCCAGAAGATTGTGAAGATTGCTTTTACTTAAAAGTTCAAGGTTTGAGTAACTACCCTACCTTCCATGAAGGTGATTACATTTTAGTTGATCCACATGTTCATTATAGTGATATGCAATCAGGCGATCTTGTTGTAGTACGAAAACACGATGATGCAACATTTAAAAAGTTGGTAATTGAGACTGATAACTCAAGATATTTGCAGGCATTAAACCCTGACTTTAGACCAAACATTATTCCTCTTGATGAAGATTGTATATTTGTTGGTGAGGTAATTGACTCAATTCGCTATGTATATAGATCAAAAAGACGAATTAAAAAATCATAAATTTTAACAGTTGCATGAGGATGTCAAAAATGAATGATCTTCTAAAAAAATCATGGGCGCATGGAACAACATCTCCATTTCAAAGGATTGGTTTAATAATATTATCTATTGGAATGCTTTCATATTTATCTTGGGTGTTTACAGGACATCATCAAGGCTATGACTACACTGATCCAGATCCATGGATTAATGTAATTTTTGACCATGAATATTTCCCAGGAAGGCGAGACTTTTTATTTTTTCATCTGTATCTCTATTTAATGCCAATTGGCATTCTAATGACGTGGGGTTACGGCTTGCTTATTAAGCTAAAAAATTGGGTTATGAGTGGAAATAAGAACAAGCCTTCTAGTATGGAAATTATGTACTTCAAAGATAATGAAGCTGCTTTTGAAGTGATTTCACAATACATGGATACCTCAATAATTCAAGATAAGCCAATAGTTGCAATTTCAATGCAAGATATGAAAAAACCTTCCGAGCCCATAATGATTAAAGTTGCAGGAGATCCACCATTTTATGCTCATTCAGCAACATACTACACTGGGGATCATCTAATAAAAAAAGGTGATTTACTTGGAGTGATGCCTTATGAGAAAACAAAAAATATAACAAGCTACATGGAAAGCGATGAGAGAAAGCAATGGTTATTTCTAGTAATTTCTGAGCTTAATCCGAAATTCCACACAGTTAAAAAAATGTGGTCAATAAAAGAGGATTTCTTAAAAAAAGCTGTTGAGTTGGAAAAATCTAAAAATAAATCATAAAAACCAATATTTTAACAAATATTATCATTTATCCCGACGTGTCGGGTTTTCTTTTATTTATTTATGCTAAATTAAAAATATCGGAATTTCTATAAATAAATCGGATTACCTATTGACTACAAATATCGGAAATGCGATATTTATCTCACAGACAACAAAAAAGCCCCGACAGTTTGGCGACGCGGGACTTTTACTCAAAGAGTGAGATGAGTATGAACATAAAAGCAAATGTAGTCAAATCAATCGGCTTTGCAGGCGTAGTAAGTGCATTAACTGCTGCTTATGCGTTCCAACCTGCTAAGACTGAACCAGTCTATGTCATGGCACCTTTTAAGCTTGACGAAATCAATGTAAAAGCTGAGCACGCAACTCTTTTAACTGCAAACGATGAATATTCGCTTGAAGTTGAGTTTGACGCTGAATACTTCATGGATGGAAATGGCGTGGGCCACAACTGGCGTGATGTTGAAGTAAAAGAAATCAAAGACATTCGCGTCTATTCAGAAGATGGAGAAATCCAAGCATACGTTGATCGTCTCGATGTTGTAGAGATCAAAGACATTATCGAACAAGAACTAAGAGAGCGCGTTTAAGCGCTCCATGGAGACAGACATGGAATGGATTAGTGTTGAAGATCAGTTGCCCGAGTTGAATCAATCGGTTTTGGTCTATGACTGTGAGAATGGTTGTAGAAATGCTGTATATGAATCACCTGAGGAAGGAACAATAGCTTTCAATCGTGGTGATAAACCAAGGTTCTCAATTGTGAATTGGATTAGCTGTAGTGCTGAGTACTGGAATGTAACACACTGGATGCCGCTCCCTGAACCTCCAAAGGAGCAAACTCATGATTGACCCTTGGAAAGAATTTGCAGCGTTTATGTTCTTTGTCTTTATTGGTTTTTTTGCATGTCTGATATTGCTTTACAAAGTGATCTGCCCTGCGATTTGGAGTGTGTGAGATGAATAACTACAAAATCAAAGTGAACAACGAAGCGGAAAGTAAAGAAGCTCAGGAGTTGTTTTATCAACTAGGTTTTACTTGGGGTGGTGTTTTTGGTCAATGTGTGAAAACACTAAAATTTCCTTGTGTTGTTTTTAATAGCTCTAAGTTTCTTAAAGTTGACCATGTAGTAAGACCTAAAGACATTAGTTCATACCAAGAACTCACCCTACCTCAGCTTCGAGACCTTGTTGTTTTGCATCGTAATGACCCTAAAGATGCCAATGTTCAGCAAGATGGAGATGTGACTTGCCTATATGATCTCTATTTAACTGAAGGTAAGGAATTATATTTTTATCATTGCGGTAAAGGGAAATGGATTATATCCAATCTTAATCATGATGAAGATTATTACAGAATTTTAAAACCAATCCAGAAGCAACAACCAGAAAAAGACCTGATTAGTGGGGCTGATGCGTTAAGAGCTTTGGCGGATGGTCAATTAGTTCAGTACAGCTTTGACGATGATAAGTACTGGCAGGCTGATATTGCCAATTTAAAGATTACTGATTTTGGCAGTGGTCATTTTCAATTCCGCCTCAAACCCCGCACCATAAAGCTTGAGCTAGAGATTCCTGCGCCTTTTGAGCCGAAGGTGGGTGAGATTTATTACTTCATCACAATATGTAATTCAGAAGGATTCGACTTTACTGAATTTGAAGATTCTGATGGCGATGAACTTCTTATGCAGTTGGGTGCTTATAGAAATGCATCAGATGCTCGAAAAGCAGTTGCAGCTTTGCGTGGAGGGATTAAGGGATGAACGCTCAAGTCAGCTTAGAAAGCGTGATCAAGTCAGAGACTCATGTTTGCAGACTTTGCGGTTCAGAAACTAAGAACCGTTGGTTGTGTGATGGCGGTTATATATGGCGCTGCAATTGCGGATGCACACAAAGAGTTTGGTCTTGCAGTAAAGACTATCAACAAGCATTAGAAAAAGTTTTAGCGGCTTAGGAGAAGAAGATGAATTATTCAGATTATCAAGACAGATCATATGATTATTCTCACAAAAAGAAAAGTCGTAAGCAATCTGAAAAAGCTGCTAAGAAAAATGAATTAAAGCGTTTACGCAAAGAACAATTAGAGCGTGAACAGCGTGAACGTGATGAACGTATAGCTAAAGAAGCTGCTGATAAAGCACGTATTGAAGCTGAAGCAAAGGCACTAGCTGAACAACGTCGAGTTGAGCGTGAAAAGCAAGAAGCTGAAGAAAAAGCTGAGCGTGAAAAACGTGAAGCTGCTGAACGTGAAGCGCGATTAAAAGCCGAAAATGAAGCCGCTTTATTACGTGAAGAACAATTGAAGCAGCAAGCAATTGAACGTGAAAAACAAGCTGAAATTGACCGTAAAAATGCAGTTGAACAAGAACGTTTGCGTATTGAACGTGAACAAGCAGATAAAGAAGAAGCTGAACGTAAAGCAGAAGAAGCGCGTGCTGCCGATTTGGAGCATCGTCGCTTGATTAATCGTGAAGCAGTTAAGGCAATTAAAGGAGTCTGTCCTGAGCTTTCAGATGAGCAAGCCAAAGCACTAGTTGGTGCGATTATTGGTGGTTTGATTCCACACGTTTCAATCAAATACTGAGGATTAAAAAATGAATGCACCAGTACAACACTCAGGACAAAACCCTTTTGCGGTGTCAGCTCCTGCTACTCAAGCAATGTCGACAGTTCAGTCAGATAGTCAGCGTGCAATTGCAGAGGTTCAAGCTGCTTTAGTTATTGCTAAGCAGTTTCCACGAAATCCAATTGAAGCATACGACAAAATTATGAATGCTTGTCAGCGTTCAGGATTAGCACAATCAGCAGTTTATTCTTATGCTCGTGGCGGTACTTCTGTTACTGGCCCATCAATTCGTTTGGCTGAAATGCTTGCTCAAAACTGGGGAAATATTCAGTACGGTATTCGGGAATTATCTTCTGAAAATGGAGAATCTACAGTTGAAGCATTTGCTTGGGATGTAGAAACAAATACTCGTCAAACTAAAGTATTCCAAGTTCCTCACATGCGCTTCACACGCAATGGATCTAAAAAATTAACTGATCCGCGAGATATTTACGAGCTTGTTGCAAACAATGGTGCGCGTCGACTTCGTGCGTGCATCTTAGGTGTTATTCCAGGCGATGTAATTGATGATGCGGTTGCTCAATGTGAAAGAACAATTCATGCAAGTGCAGATACTTCACCTGAAGCAGTTCAGAAACTTGTAACTGCATTCGAGCAATTTGGTGTGAGTAAGAAAGATATTGAAGATTTTATTCAACGTCGAATTGATGCGATAACAGCAGCAAATATCGTCTCTCTGCGCAAGATTTTTACTAGCTTGCGTGATGGCATGAGTACACCTAAGGACTGGTTTAAAAATGCCGCATCTAAAGATGTTGGTGAAGTTGAAGCACCAAAACCATCATTAAATGACGATGATTTCAATGCTGCATTGGAACAACTCAATGCAGGTGCAATCGACAAAGCTTACATCTTGGATGGCTATAGCTTGACTGATGCTCAACGCATAGCGGTGGAGGCTCAGTGATGAAACTATTCCGCTGCTCAAGCCTTTCTAAGTTAATGGGTGATGCTCAAAGCATCGCTCAAGAACTCAGAACTGAGGAAATTGAAGCATTAATCAAGAAGCGCAAGCGCTCAGATGATGAGAACTCAATCATTGAGCAGCTCAAGAATCAATCTTTATCTGATACTGCTAAGACTGAGATCAGAACAATTGTTAAAGAAGATTTAACAACTTTCAGATCGTTCAAGGGCAATCAGTACACAGCAAAAGGTAATGCACTTGAAGAAATTGCAATTGATCTTTCAGGAAAGGTTCGCTTTCGTAAGCTTACAAAACACAGTGGTCGAGTTAATAACGATTTTATCACTGGTGAATGTGATGTTCTCGATTTAAATCGAAAGCTAATTATCGACACAAAATGTTGTTGGGATATCGGAACTCATCCTTTTTTCCAAGATGAAGCACAGGAAAAAGCCAAGAAAGCAGGTTATGACTGGCAAATGCAAGGCTACATGTGGCTTTACGATTGTGAAGTTGCAGAAGTGGATTTTTGGTTATTCCCTTGCCCGCCTGAACTTTTAAAAGATTGGGATGACATAGATCAGTTGGTTCATCTTGTCGAAGCAATTGATATTAGAGAGCGCTTAACAACTGTTCGCTATGTGCGTGATGAATCAATGATTCAGAAGATCAAAGACAAGATTCCTCATGCTCAAGCTTATTACGAAAAGCTTTATCAAGAGCGTATCAAAGCGAGGGTCGCAGCATGATCGAACTCAAACTTGGATTAGTGGTTTTGATTTTAATCGGATCGGGAGTGCTGGCGACATGGTGAAGAAAGATAAATACATGGGTTTCAAAATTGGTCAGCATATTTGCCATGTCTCGCTTAAGAAGCCGAGAAACATTCGACAAATGATGTTTAACAAAGATGGTGAACTTTTGCTTGGAACTGGAACACATACAACAGGCTGGTTATTTGCAAAAGATTGTGTGCGTATTAGCCAGTTGCCAAAAATTAAAAAGGTGCAAGCATGAACAAAAACATCCTCGCATGCTTTGAAATTTGGCTGATTAAAGGTGGATTTAAAGGTAAGCGAACACAAACATCAGTCCAGTATTTCAATGCAAAGCAACGCTTAGAAATGGACTACACAGGTCGAATGAACAAGCCGATGAAGCAACGATACGAGATTTTCTTAAAGCAGTATCTAAACAATGGCAAAGAGTTTTTGGAAAGTTTGAAGGTGGCGTGATGGATTTGCAGAAAGAAAGAAAGGCTTTTGATGCGTATTTCAAGGAAAAATACCCTGAATTATACAAGGATGTTTTTGACGAAGATGGTGATGATCGAGCAATTATTGGATATTCATTTGCTTGGCAATCATGGCAAGCAGCCAAAGCCCAAGCCGTGCCTGAAGGGTTTGTGGTTGTTAGTCAGAAAGACCTACTCGAACTAACCATTGCTATAAATGCAGTTGACCTAGCAACACACACTGAAAGTAAAACAAATGAAGTGCGTGAAATGTGGCAGCAGGTTGCACTCAAGTTGATGGCGCTAGGTATATCGCAGGAGCCAGCTAATGACTAATAAACCTATGCTGGTTATCAACCACATCGAACCTGTCGGCTTGATTGCTGAAAGTGGATCAGAATTAGCGAAAGCGTTTAGCAACACCTATTTCAACCAAGCAGCAAATGAAATTTCTGATCAAAATGAAGTTGAAGCATTGCACTTTATGGGCAGCGTAGCTGGTCATGCCTTATGTCAGATGTTTAGCCAGAACATTAATATTAAGCAACTTGATTCTGTTTTGGCTCAGATACGCAGCTATGTAATACAGGCACAAGGATCTTGATATGACTGAAATTCAACAAACAAACATTGCAGTGGCTAATTTCATCATTGGTGAATTTGATAAGGCTTTTGAAAGTGTGTTTGGTCGGTCTGATGATGCTGCTAATTATGATGTGAAGCAGCAAGGGGCGGAAATGAAAACACTTAAAATTACTTGGTTAGATTCATGCTCAAAATGTGGCTTTGGCGATTACGCAGAAGTAAAAACTGAGCGTGGAATTGGTTGCTATTTGTGGAATGGTGATCAAGTTAAATGCCCAAAATGCGGGAATCATGGAGAGATCGAATGCGATTCAAATGTAGCATTCGTGAACTGGGATGAAGTGGAAGAAAAAGCGGATACGGAGGGGTGAATGGCTAAATATATTACTTCCGACCAAGTATGTGAAATGTTCGGAATTACAAAGGTTACTTTGTGGCGTTGGGAAGTTAAAACGCAATGGGGAAAACCATTCCCTGCCCCTGCATTAGCTTCGGCGGGTGGTGGTCCAAAGCGCTATTTACTATCTGATGTACGCAACTGGGAAAAGCAATGTATTGGTAAAAAGGCGGTCTCATGACCGCTTTAACCTTTTAACCTTTCTAATTTTTCAATCCACTTCTCATAGACTTCTGTTTGTTCTGCGACATAACTATGCAGATCGTAAACTTCCTGATTGTTTGGCAAAACATGCCCTAGCATAATTTCGTGAATATCCCTATTTTTTGAGAATGAACTAAAGTTAGTTCGTGCTGTTCTTCTTAGATCGTGAAGCGACCAGTGCTCCATAGTTTCATTTTTAAATCGTTTTACCCACCCAATAACACTAGATGGTAATTGTGTTGAAGCTGCATCTGTTAAGTATTCGGTTTCATCTTTTCCATTGCTGAATAAATATTTCCCACCACTTAATTCAAAAGCTTCTTTAATCAAAACTTCCATATACGGCAAAATAGGTCTGATCAACGTCTTATCATTTTTATAACCTGTTTTGTGGTTGCTTGGCGGTACCGTCCATATTTTTCGTTTAAAATCGAAATGCTTCTTTTCAGCTCTCCGCAATTCACCATTACGACATGCATATATCAAACAAAGCTCAAGAAAAAGCTTATTTTTTTGTGTTAGTCGTGACCATTTCAAGCATTCGTAAAATACTTTAATTTCATCATCTGTTAATACTCGCTTGGTAGGCTTCGAAACAATATTTAAATCTGCTTTTGGGAAAATATCAGCAAGCACATTTGTTTGAACATATTTGCGTTTTGCTGCCCACTTCAACATTTGTTTAGTATTGGATAATAAATTTTTTGCAGTACCAGGAATACGTGCGGCTAATTCTTCGAATAATTTAAGCCAGTCCGTTATATCTATTCGGTCAATCGGAAGATCGCCAAGTTTAGGCAGTAAATGATTTTCAAACATTCTTTTAATGTGCTCATGCTCTTTTTTATTTTTAGAGCAATATGAGTCATGCCACATTTGATGAACTTCATTTAAAGTGATTGGATTTATATTTTTTTCTTTCTCGACTAGTAATTCTAATTTTGGATTTTTATTTTGGTCCAGTAGTCCACGCAAGCGAGTTGCTTCTAAACGAGCATCTTTAAGGCTCATATGGGGATATGTACCAAGATCAACTCGCTCTTGTTTATTATTAAATCTGTAGCGTAACTGAAAGACAATTTTCCCTTTCGGTGATATTCTAACGCTCATAGAGTCACGATCAGCAACCACTTCAACTGCTTCTCGCTCTTTTCCATTATTTGCTTTAAGCCAAGCTTCAGATAACGCCATTTCAAACTCTATAATAAATTATGTACACAGAATTGTTTAAAAATTAGAAATCAGCAGATATGTACACGAATATGTACACAAACAGCATGAAATAGAGCGTTGTATTATGAAATGGTTAGTAATGGATAAACAAGGCTGAAATTAAAGAATATAGGTTTTTTGTGAAATGGTATGTAATAAAATGCAATTGATCTTTATTCATACTAATATTTATGCTAAAACTGCTTCTAAGTGACAAAAAATCACATAAATGGCATTTTAGGCGTTCTAATGAAAATTATACCAGAACAAACGACCACCAGTCTTATTCATTCAAGCGACCAAGGGCTTAAACTTGATGTTGGTGCTTTTTGCTTTTTTTTACTAGGTATGTTTCTAGCAGCAATCATTTTTCATCAAATTGGCTTGTTCTAATTCTAATTTTTGACCATGACCTAATTCAAATAAAAGCCCTCAATGATGAGGGCTTTTATTTTATCTATAATATATGGCTTATCCGTGACGTTTCGCGAATTCATCCATAAAGTTCACAAGAGCTTGAACACCTTCCAATGGTACAGCGTTATAAATACTTGCACGCATACCACCAACTGAACGATGACCTGCCAAGTTAAGCAAATGATTTTGCTCAGCTTCTTTTAGGAAAGTCTTTTCAAGTGCTTCTTCTGCAAGTGTAAATGGTACATTCATCATAGAGCGATTTGGTACAGCGATTGGGTTGTTATAAAAATTGCTTGAATCAATATAACCGTAGAGCAATTTTGCTTTCGCTTGGTTCATTTTGTAGATTGCATCTACCCCACCCTGCTCAAGTAACCACTCAAACACCAGTCCAGATAAATACCAAGCATAAGTTGCTGGTGTATTCACCATAGAACCGTTCTTCGCTTGATCAGCGTATTTCAAAATACTTGGAATTTCAGGTTTTGCTTGATCTAATAAATCTTCACGAATAATGACGATGGTTAAACCAGCAGGCCCAATATTTTTTTGAGCACCCGCATAAATAAGGCCAAACTTATTCACATCTACTGGCGCAGATAAAATACTTGATGAATAATCGCAAACCAAAGGAGCATCTACCTCAGGTACACTCGCGAATTGCAATCCACCAATCGTTTCATTATCTGCATAATGAACATAAGCAGCATCATTCGATAGATTCCAAGTGCTTTGTTCAGTAATCGCATGTTTACCATCAATCATGGTGCCCGCTTCAACGATATTAATATCGCCATAACGCTTTGCTTCTTTTAGTGCTTTCTCAGACCAAATACCCGTATGGATATAATCCGCTTTATTATTTTTACCGAGTAAATTAAGCGGAATCGCTGAAAATTGTAAGGATGCGCCACCTTGTAAGAACAACACTTTATAGTTTTCAGGAATATTCATGAGCTTACGTAAATCAGCTTCTGCCTTTTCTGCGACAGCAACATAGTCATTGCTACGATGACTCATTTCCATGATCGACAAGCCCTTACCCTGCCAATCCAACATCTCTTGTTGAGCTTTTTCTAAAACAGCAGTAGGTAATGCAGCAGGACCAGCGCAGAAATTATAAGCACGCATGAGTTTTCCCTTGTTAAAGTGAAACAAATTGAGATGGGAATTTAATCATAGATTGGCGAAGCTTGCAGCAGCTTATCTAGTAAATATTTCAATTTGACTGTAAAAAATAGTTTAATTTTTCAATGAGGTTTTTGTCATTTCAATGAATTCCTAAATTGCCTTTTAATAAAAATTATGAAAGATAAATTATTTTAATTTTCAATCTGATATATAGATTAAATACTCTATTTTTTACAAATTAACTACACCAATTCTATGCATTCAACTATTTAATTAAAAACATAATATTTAAATTTTACAAAAAAAACTTAGACTAGCGCAGGTATTATTAAATTGCGATATATCATCATGTTGAAACGACATAATCGACCCAATGTTCAGGTCAAACGGTTTCCAAAGCAACTTTGTTTAAGTATTAGCTTAATCAGTAGTGCCTTATTTTCAACATCTTTATTCGCACAAACATTTAGTTATAACGAGGCGGAACAATATGTTGTAGAAAATGCCTACGCCTCTCAAGCGCAGCAAGCTTTACAACAAGCTTCACAACTCGAAATGGAGGCAGTTAAACACTTAGGACTGCCACGCATTGATTTAAATGCAACAGCCTATTCATTTCATAGTGAAACCAGTGTCCCACTCGAA